GTGAACCATACTCTGAGTAATCAATCTTACCTGTACCCAATTCAACCTGTGCGATTGCTTCTAGTTTGTATGAAGGTTGATTGACGAATGTATGTTTACGATAGAGTTCAAGATAGTCAAGAACATTAACACCATATAAAGTGTAGACCATGTTCTTCTGATAACCTTGCGAGGTAAACTCTCTGACATCAGACATGTTCCATGGAGAAAGTTTCTTGTGTTCTCCCTCACCAAAGAGTCTGTCGATACGATTGCAAAGATAAGTGATATCGAAACTGTTTACGTTCCATCCTGTAACGATGTCAAACCACTCACTCCTCCAATACTTGAGGAACTCAGTGAGTAGGAATGCTTCGTTTTTACAGTTGTGATAAACGATGTCTGTTCTATTGTGTTCCCAAGGCCCGATACCAAAGACGTGTGCATCTTTACCGAATGGTTTGATGGTGATTGCATTGACCTTCTCAGTTGCAAGTGTTGGGTCAGGGAAACCATCTTCACACTCACACTCAATATCAAGTGTCGCAGTTTTGATTAGTTTAGGATTGTATTCAATGTCACCCTGAAACTTATCTGCGATGTAAGTGTAAACGTATCTGTCGTATCCATGGATTTGGAATCCTTCGACACCTGAATACTTTTCTCTGAACTTTCTTGCACCACCCATAGAGTTGAGTTCAACAACTTCAAGTGGTCGACCATCTAATGCACGATAAGGTGTCTCACCTTTCTTGGATGGAATGAAATGTTTTGGACGATAGTTAATGGTAACCTTTTTCTTTTGGTTACCCTGATAACCTATGACAAGAATCTTGTCACGTGTTCGTGTTACATTTGTGTAGAAATCCATACTGTAATGATACTACAGTATGTCTATTCTGTCAAGGTAGTTCTGTCTGTATAATCGGAAAAATGTTTCTTCACCACATCTTTGATATCTTCATAGTGTGCGATAGATTCCATTTCCTTTTGGATGGTTTCAACGTGGTCACCATGTTCTGCGACACCCACTGAATTTTTACAATGAACTAAAACATTAGTTCTGTGTTTTGCGATCTGTCCATCGGCATGTGCGATGACACTTGCGAGAATTTCACCTGTCATATCTTTCATATTATTTTCCTCTTTGTCCCCTGATATTATTTCCAGTGGAGATTTTATAGTTTTGTTCAAGTTGGGGTTTCGCATCGAATACATTCAATATTTGATTTTTTGAAAATACAAATGAGTATTCTTTTGCAAATGGTAAGTAATCACCTAAATCTACTTCCATTTTACCTTCTGCGACTTGGACAAGACATTGTTTAACATCTGTTAACTGTACGTCTCCATTCCATAACTTTTTATAGAATCCGATTACAACTTCACCTGTTGCGAGTCTTAAACATTTTACTTTAGACATTCTCTAACCTTGACATTAATCTCTCTGCACGATTGGTTACTTGTCGATACCACTTTGAATCTCTTCCTTCAACTGCGGCTGTTTTCCAATCACCCTCAAGAATTGCACCATGCATTTTCTTGAATTTGGATAGTCTAGTTCTACCCATATTAAACATCATATTAACCAAGATTTGCTGGACTTCGTCAGGTAGGTTGTCAAATGTCCCATCTTCGTATAGAGCGTCACACTCTCTGATGGCAATGTTAAGGTCGTTTTCGAAACACTCTTTAACTCTTTCTTCTGAGACTGGTGTTCCAACTGGTTGACCGTGTTCCTCATCAGATTCGAGGACAAGATGACCGACTCCAAAGGTGGGATAGCCGAGGTGGTCATGATAGATTTCATATACGACTCCTTCGTCAATTTTTAGTTGTTCAAATACTGCTTCTCTATTCACCTTCTTCTCCTGCATTAAGTTCTTCACCTTGACGAATCTCTTCATTAAGGAGTGCAACCAACTCAGCATCTTTTGTATTCTGCTCAGTTTCGTTGTCATATTCTTTTACGTCACGAAAGATGACATGCGTAGTCCCATCAGGATACGTCAGTGTCAGTTCTCTCTGTATCATTTTTCCTGTTTCTGCCATTTTCTTCCTTCTCAAATCCTTCTTGTTCATCAATTAAGTGTACAAGAATATTACCCATTACTGTTTGTAAATCTGTATCAGTATTTAGTTCTTCTAAAGACCTACCCTTTGGGTCATTTTCAGGTAATCTTCGAATGAATCTTTCGAAACTTAATTTAACTTCATCTTCAAAGAATTGTATTTTACCATACTGATATACACAACCTTTGAACTCACCTTCCATGATTTCAATAGCTGCCATTTCTTCGTTTTCGTTTTCAACTATTCTAAATGTTTCACTCATATTAAAAAAAGTTTTCTAGTGTACTAACTTTTACACTTTCAAATAAATCTACTGATGGTGACTTACTGAAACACCATACATTTTCCATGTAAAGTTTATCCATAAACTCTTCCATCTGTTCTTTATCAAAGTTTCCATCTTCGTCTTTGAATACTGCTTTACCTTGTGGTCTTTGCATGATTCTCATTCCCAGTTGTCCTAAGAAATTTGGTAATAACATTTGTACGAGTTCATCACCTGACCTGTATCTTTTACCTTTGACTTTGGGGTCAAGAATGTTTACAAGTAGAACACCTGTATCACTCAATGCATCAAAAGATTTTTGTGACACTGGTAGATAAAAGTCGTCTCTCCACTTGTCATATTCATTAAACTTTGACCATGATTGATCTTCTTCATGTTCTCCACCCTTGTTGTACTCTTCCGTTGAAAAGTATGGTGGTGATGTGAATGCACAATCAATAGGTGGTAGTGTATGATATGGTAAGTCTTCTGCACCACATCGATATATCTCTACTTTCTTAGAACCAATACATGAGAAATAATTATCCTGTTCTATGATGTCAGGTTCTTTACCTGTAAGTATCTTTTCATATTCGATACACTGTATTTTATATCTAGTGAATGTATATGGGTTAGGGTCACAACCAATGTAGTGTGATGCATTCGATGTATAGAACCCACATAATCTATCACCCCATCCACATGAAGTGTCAAGAACTGTTTGTGCATTAGTCATTGCATAGATAGTTCTTGCAACGTTTGGTTTAAATTGTGTTGCGATGTATGTTCCTAATCTAAATGCAGAGATATAACTCTTCTCATCTAGTTTACCACCAATAAGTTTTTCTTCTTCAGTACCATCAACACTTTTAACTATGGTCTTCTTAACCTCATTGATACCTCTCCATATAGGGCCTAGACACCTCCATATTTCTTTTGCAGTACCATTTGTCCATACATCTATTGGTGCTTTGAAACCATAACTTCCACAGTTAAGTCTCAAGTCTTGGTGAAAATAATTTGATGCATCATTGTATTGTGATGGTGCATCGATAAAACCCAATCCATACTCTTGGAAGTTGTAAGAGTAATCATCATATTTCTCTAACACTTCTTTCTGCAAATCTTTAAATGCAGTCATTATGGAAAATGGGTCTGAGTCACGAAGTTTCAGAAAAGTAGTTCTCATCTTTTCTTCAGAGATTTTTTTTAATGGAAACTCAGGACGTTCTTTCGCAATAAACTCTGCGAGAGTTTCACGAAATAAATCTTTTCCGTATTCCTCAGTTACACGTTCAAAAGTGGGGTTATCCAAGATAGGTAACCCCACTGAATTTGAATGTTCCCTAAGAACTTGGTATAAGTTATCTGATGTTTGCAAGGACATTTTCAGGTGTTGAAACTTCATAAGGGTCTGTTGCACAATTATCTTCGCAACCTTCCTCAATGAAACTTTGAATAACTTTACCGTCTTCGATTACAACTGCATATCTCCATGATCTTGCACCGAATCCTAAGTTCTCCTTTTTAACAAGTGAACCAAACAAAGATGAGAACTCTGCATTACCATCAGGTAGTGCGATGAGATTTTCAACTTGTAATTCTTTGAACCATGCATTCATAGTAAATGTATCATTTACTGATAGACAATAGATTGCATCAATCCCTTTATCAAAGAATTGATCTGCAAGTTTATCAAAGCCTGGAACTTGATTGTTTGAACAAGTAGGGGTAAATGCGCCTGGCAAACCAAACAACACTACTTTCTTACCTGCAAAAAGTTCACCTGTACTCAGGGTTGTCCAATCCCCATCAACTCTGGCAGGGAATGTAACGTCAGGTACTGGAGTACCATATTCAATATTAAAGCTCATAATATATTTCTCCTATAGGAATACAACCTCCATTATAACATAGAGGTTGTATATATGTATAGGGGGTTTTTTAAGAGATTTTGATTGAAACTGGTTTCTTCTCTTCAGGAATCACCCTCTCAAGTGCAACACTCAAGATACCATTCTTTAAAGATGCACCTGACACTACAATTTCATCTGATAGTGTAAATGTTCTTTTGAATGATCTAGATGCAAGACCTTTATGAATGAAGTCTTGTTCATCTTTTGATTCCACCTTACCTTCGATAGTAAGAATCTCTGCCTCTTTTGAGATTGAGATTTCTTTCTTATCAAATCCTGCAACTGCAAGTTCCACACGATAATGTTCATCATCGTCTTTCACAATGTTGTAAGGGGGGTAAGAAATATTAGATGGGACTGTTGAAGCCTTTTCTAAAAGTTGAAGAGTTCTGTCGAACCCAATTGCGAATGGGAATGATCTCCCATAGATATCGTCAAAGATAGTCATTTGTTTCTCCTTTAATAAGCAAGTTTAAATATAATACCTAACCTCTTTTGAGCATTAGGGCGTATGTTCTCTTTGCAACCGAGCTTCGAAAAGCTCTTTTGAAGTCACAAAGAGATCATACTAAGTTGTATGATCTCATTATATAAAATAATAAATCATACTAAAACTCTCAAATCTGTGTGGTAGTAGGATTGTTTATCTTACGAAGAACTCTCCCTTACCTTTCCATCAAGAGGTGACTTCCGTAGTAGGATTGTTTATCTTACGAAGAACTCTCCCTTACTTCAGTCGATGTTCAGAGTGGTATCCAGTAAACTGGTCACTCTTCTATAATGCAGTCTAAATTAATAAAAAAATAAACTGCATTTTTATTTATACATTATAACACACTTTTTTGTGAAAAAAAAGGTATTTTTTTTAATGTAGAAATTTATTACAAATCTTATGGAACCGATTTCGTTTCATAAACTTATCAAATTTTTTGAATAACCTCTTCATGCTATCCTCTCAACTAAATCTGAAAATCTACAGGTTTTAAAACCGTAGTTGTTATACACTTTGTAGGTATTTTTTATGACGTTGCGACTCTCAAAAGATTTCTTTCCTCTGAGACAGTCAGGTGTGAGTATTTGGCCTTCGTAAAATGACCCATCATGAAGTTCAAATTCTATGACGTTATCTTTATAGAAAATAACTTGTTTCACTTCGGACTTCTTTAGTGTTTTATCTTCGTCTGCTGTTGCTGGAAGTCCGAGAAGTAGCAAGGCAGACACTAATGCATATCTTAGCATATCTATCTCCTATTGTTGTTGTTACTTTCTGCGACATGGTCTTTTTCGTTTCCTACTTGACTCATTTCTGTCACATAATTGTAACATTAGTATTTAGTCGATTTCTATGCTTAATATTGTATCTATTTGAATATCGTGGTATGATGAGGTGTCACAATCCCATACTATAATCTTGTCTGAATCTGTTTGAAATTTTCTAGGGATAGTGCATCTTCTTTTATGCACCTTATCGGATGTAAGAGATTGGTACTCTACAACTTTCTCTTGTTTGTATAACTCTTTAAATACTTGCTGAAAGTTCATCATCAGATTTCTCTGGCACTTTGAACACTACATTTGCAAGACCTAATTTATTTCTACGTACAATTTCGTTTTTAACTTTCTGTCTCAACTTAGGTATCACAGGTTTGTTATAGGCCTCTATGAGTTCTTCATTAGACTTTGTTTTCATATACTCATGTACAATAGAAACTTTCTTTGTAGCACGATCTATTTGTTTTGAAGTTTTTCCAAATTTCACTGGCATCATTATCTCCGTTATTATTATTATTGTTATTTATCTCTTATTACAAGTACCTTTTACTCTATCAAGAACTTGCATGTTATTATGGACAACCATTGAAGTTAAAAGTATTGGTGCATACAAGTCTTCGTTTGTAATAGTCACTGCTTCGTGAATTGCACTATAAGAAGGAATAAGAATTACACTCTTTAAAAATAACATTTCACCTAATGTTGGTATACGAGGCAAAAGTGGATTCAATTCATAAACACAATCATATTGCATACCTTTAGATGTTGACCAAACATCTGCAAGTTGTAATGCAACAAACACTGCCCATACCTCTATATCTGCTGGTTCTCTAAACTGTATATATGGTAACTTTTTCGGATTTTCCCTTAACAAGGATTCTATCGACTTCTGTAAATGCTGTTGATGGACATAATCTATAAGTTCTTTCCGATAACAACACTCGTACCCCATCATAATTTCTTGTTTGACCTTCAAGTCTAGCTCCCAAGTTGACGGCATCTCCAATGACGGAATAGTCAAATCTAAGTTCTGACCCCATGTTTCCAACGATGCACTCACCTGTAGAGATGCCGATGCCGACATCAATAGAAGGAAGACCTTCAACTTCAAGTTCCTTAATAAGTTCATCCGCCTTAACCGAAATTTCTTGGGCACTTTTTACTGCCATCTCTGCGTGATCTTCACAGTCCAAGGGAGCATTCCAAAATGCCATTATACAATCGCCCATGTATTTGTCGATGGTTCCTCCATTCGACAATATTATTTTTGTCATGGTATCGAGGTATTTATTAATTAACATAACTAACCCTTCAGGGTCATCATTATTCTTATAGTGTTCTGATATTGGAGTGAACCCACAGATATCCATAAAGAGGAATGTCATTTCTTTTCTCTGACCACCTAACACTAGCATGTCAGGATTATCCTGT